CAGCCGGTTCGGGAAGACATCGCCATGAAACAGGTACATGGTGTCCTCGCCCTGGCTGTAGTCCATCTCCTGTACGGCGGCTTCGTTGTAGGGCGTGGCGATCTCGTATGGCGTGGCGAACCCGCCAACCTGCGTGCCATCCGGCTTGAACACGCGCAGGTAGTTCTCGCCCATTTCGAGTATATAGGCCTGGTCGCGGCTGAAGATGTACGGTACCAGCCGCGCCTTCTTATCGGCGTGCTTGGTGGCGGTGATGAACTCGGTACCGGGGCGCTTCTCTGCCCCGCCCAGCGTGCGGGAAATCACATTGCACAGCGTCTTCGCAGCGTTCGGATAGCGGGCAATATCGACCCGGCCGGCGGCACGCGGGGAGAGTTCGCCGCTGGAGAAGTTGGTCTGAAGAATCTCGGCTTTTGGCATGTCAGCGCATCCGGTTGGCAAGCAGCGGGAAGTCGCCCAACGTTTCCGGCGTCACTTCCTGGCCATCGACCGCCCGCGCTTCCTTCAGGACGCGCTTGACGATCTCTTCCTCGGTGGCCTGCTTTGTGGTCGACTTGGTGATCGGGTATGTCAGCGCTGCCACCATGACTTGCGTCATTGCCTCGACCAGCAAGGAATCCCAGGTTGATTCCTCGGTGTTGTTCCAGATGTAGCGCAGCCGGCAGACATTCGAATCCATCAGGATTTTACGGCCCTCGATGGCGAAGTAATCCTCGGCGCCATCCTCGCCAACCGATAGCGTGCGCAGCCAGTCGTTGGGCAGTTGGAACTGATAGGCCCAGCCAAATGGGGGTGCCGCAACATCCGGCGAAAGAATCACCCGCTTGGTGGCGCAGTTCCAAGAATGCGCCCGCAGAACCCGGTTGCGCTTGTAGTCGTAGATGTTGGCGACCAGGCGCGTGCGGTCGTTGTTTTCGCTGAAGCTGCTGATCGGCCGGTCGCCGAGAAGGAGCAGCGCATTGGAGCAGATCGAGACGGCGCTATTTCCTGGCATCGTTGTTCCTCAAAGAAAAAAGGCCCGGAGCCTTGCGACACCGGGCCAACCCGTTTTCACGGCTGGAGACAAAACAGGTCAGGAGCCGATGTAATCGACTTCGACGCGCAACAGCTGGTTGGCCGCCAGGACAGCACCGGTCGCGGTCAGATAAACCTCGGCGTCATCGGTCAGCACCTGATCGACACCACCGGCCACATAGGCGCCATTGGCACCATTGGTCGGGGTAGTCGACGCTACGGCGATGGCGATGGCCGAGCCGATAGCGGTAGCGCTCAGAACAGTTCCGTCAGAACGCTTGCGCAAGCCGATCTGGATCGTGCTTGAGGCAGTGCCAGTGCCGTTATTGACACGGCAAGCCGCGATACGTGAGCCCTTGGGAATAAACACGCCGCCGGCCAGCGTGTCATTGATTGCCATTTGGGAAAATACTGCCGGGGTCTGCACAACAACCGTGCGCAGGCGGCCAGCTTCGGAATTGGACAACTTGGTGCCAGCGGCGATTTTTGCAGCTTGGCGGGAATTGATTTCTGCCATGGTGTTGCTCCTTAAAAATTAACTGCGGATTGGTGTTCGCGTCGTATTTGACGGACGCGACTGCCGGAGACGCCAAGCAATTTCCCGAGGGCTTCCGACGGCGTTTTGTCAGAAACTATTCTTCGAGCCATTGACTCAGTGATCTTTGCTGCTCCGTTCTTCATTCCGGTTGCCGGCTTGCGTCGGCCCTTGGAATACATGTCGCGCATGTTGTCCAAGTGGGTACCCAAAGACAGGTGCTGCGGATTCACACAAGCAGGGTTGTCGCATTTGTGCATCACATGCATGCCTTCCGGTATTTCTCCGAAATGCAATTCGTAGCTGACACGATGAGCGCGCAGCGACTTCCCTTTATGTTTGATGCTTCCGTAACCGCCGCTTGTAGCCCCAATAAACAACCAGCAGCCAAATTCGGACGGACTTACTTTTTCATCAAAACGTTGCTTGAGCGTCTTCATGGCTATGCGTTATTGAAACGCTATCTCCACTACCTTCTTCTCGTCCTGACGACCGGCGCCGTAAGAGGCACCCATCGACACCTGCCACAAGTCCTTCTTGTCGGCACGGCGCGAGACGTTGCCTTCCTCGTAGCCCTTGCCGAAATGGACGCCGGACTTGGCCCAGGCATAGGCGTAGTAGGTCGATGCCGAGTAGGTCAGGCCTTGATACGGAATCCAGTTGAAGCCCATCCAGGTGCCGGCCAGCTTGCCGTTTTGCAGCATCTGCACGGCCAGGAAATCGGCGCTGGTCAAGGTGGTATCCGCGAGGATGGTCTGCAGCACCTTGTCGTTGTAGAGCATGAACAGTTCTTCGCCGTTTTCATCGTCGCACTCGTTGGCGCGGAAGATGGAGCGAGCCTGGATGATCTTCGACTTGGTAAGGCCGGTACCGCCGTGGGCAATCTTCTGGCCGGCCGGCAGGGTGTTCTGCGTGGCACCGTCCTTGCTGTTGATGGTGCCGCCCAGTGCCGCATAGATGACTTGGTCGATCTTGCGATTCTTGGCGTTCATCAGCGAGCGCATGTAGTCGCCGCCGGTGACCGGATTAACCAGCATCTTCGGGATGTCGTTGCGGTCCAGCGGAAGGGCCTTGTAAAAGTCCTTCATCGTTGCCAGGCGGTTGGTGTGGTTGATGTCGCCCCACTCGGTATCACCGTGACGGACGGTGTTTTCGTCCATTTCGATGGAATCGAGGTTGTTGATCGTGAAGCCGTCGCCGCTGATCTGGCCACGGTCGGTCACGGCCTTCATCAGGCGGGATTCTGATTGCTGCGCTTGCAGGCGGATCGAGGTGTCCCACTGCTGCACGAAGGCTGCGGTAATGGTGTTGGACATTTCAATTTCTCCAAAAGGTTGAATTCGTTCAATCAGCCTTCAGGGTGTCCGGGCATCCGGGCCTGCTACGGTGTCGTGATCGGCTTGCACCACAACCTGCGAGCTTTCAGGGTATCCGGGCGCTACCCCGGGCCTGTGCATCGCATTCTCTGGCGGTCGCTGATACGGATTCCCGACCAAATAAAAAGGCCCGCACTCGGCGGGCCTGGATCGGATTGCTGTTCGCTTACATTAGCGGTGTATTACCACCATTTTTCTTCTTGAAATATTCACCAACCTGCTTTGAAACCCTGTCGTGATCTGGGTGTTTCTGGTTGTTGTAGGCCTCGGACGACATCAGGCTCTCGATGCTCTGGCCGCCCTGCAGCGTTCCGCCCGGATTAATTGAGCTGTCTTCACGCATTTCGCCGCCGACCCGAGCCAGCAGGCGGATCAGGCGCGGGTCGTTGCCGTAGTCGGACAGAATCGCATTTGCGTCATCCTCATTAGCGGAATATGCCATCAGCGCTTTATGCGATTTACGAACCTCGGCCTTGAACGTGGCGTCATCCTTCCAGTCCTTGCGCAGGTCGGCGGTGCATTCATCACGGGAAATCTGACGATTGCCGCCGACCAGCTGCTGCGCGGTTTCGTGGTAGGCCGACATCACCATATCGAGTTGCGCCTGCGTCATCCCGGCCGCATGAGCCTTGCCGAGGAAGTCCTGCAGCTTGGCGTCTTCCTTCGGATTCCACTGATCCTTCAACGCTTCCGGGACAGCGATCTGGTAATCAGCGGCGGTCTTCGGCGGCACATCACCGGAACCCATGCGCTTTTCAAGATGGCCGTAGGCTTCGGCAAGCTTCAGGCTGCTAGCTTCGATGTCGAGCGAGCCGTCTTCTTTCTTGACTTGGTATTTCTCGGGGATCGCCACGGCTTGGCCTTGGCCGCCTTCGCCTGCGGCTGCGCCGGCGAGGACTGATCCGGCTGCCACTGCTGCAGCGCCCTCACCAGCGCCACCAGCCCCAGCACCGGCGCCGGCTGCTGCGCCTGCGCTGGCATCGCCCGCCCCCGCCCCGCCACCTTCACCAGCATTCGCTTCATCCATCCGAACATAGAAAATCCTCCAGAATCGGTTCATGGGTCAATCTCCTCTTGGTTGTCATCGGGCGCACCATTGGCCCGGTTGATCTGCTGCATGATGAAATCCAGCGGCTTGCGCTGCCCGGCCCGGTCGTAGGTCTGCAGCACGGCATCGATCCCGCCGACTGAAACCGGCGGGCGAATGAAGCGGCGGATCAGGTCGTCGAGAATGCGCTGTCCGCGCTTGTCGACTTCGAATAGGTCGGCGTAGTCCTGCGCTGTCGGGTGCTGGTCGTTCGGGTTTGGCATGTCAGGCTGCTTTCTTGATCATCGGCTCGCGGACGGCCCAGTATTCGATGCCGCCCTTCTTGCCCTTGCGTTCTCGGAATTGCAGGCCGCCCATCTGCATGGCAGCGACCAGGCGCTTGAAGCGGCGGAACTCGGCCGCAGTCGGTTTGCGTTGGCCGGCGCTGAAATCGACCACAAACAGGTTTTCGATGCCGGTGGAAGCGACGGCCTGCTCGATGGTCTCGCCTTGGTCCAGATCGCGGGCCAGGCCGTAGGTGACCAGCGACGAACCACTGTCGATCTCGCCTAGGCCAAAGCCGTGGAGGACGATGCTCATGCCAGGCGCTCGCGGCGTTCGGCGCCGGTGCCGTTGTAGGGAACCGTCCCGGCCGCATCCTTGAAGATGTTGGCGGTCATCAGCGGGGTAGCGCCGTCGTCGTCATAGACCGTCAGCACGCCGGTCGCCGGGTCGGTGATCATCTTGTTCCGGGTGATCTTCTCGATGGTGCTGAC